ACCTTGAGTGCCGCAGTAGAGCCACACGGTCGAAGTATTGTAATTGTGCCTAACAAGAGTCTTGTTACACAAACAGAAAAAGACTATCGCAATGTTGGTTTGGATGTGGGTGTTTACTTTGGCGACAGAAAAGAACATGGACGCACACATACCATCTGCACTTGGCAAAGTCTAAATGTTTTGTTAAAGAATACCAAGGCTGGAGTAGGTGAAGTGACCATACAAGACTTTATTGAGGATGTGGTGTGTGTGATGGTAGACGAAGTACACATGGCCAAAGCAGATGCACTCAAAACCCTGCTCACAAGCGTGATGGCAAGAGTGCCAATTCGCTGGGGTTTGACTGGAACCATCCCCAAAGAAAAGTTTGAAAGCCAAGCCTTGTTGGTGAGCCTGGGACCAGTGATAGGCCGTCTCAGTGCCAATGAGCTGCAACAACAAGGGGTGTTAGCGCAGTGTCATGTGAACATTGTGCAGTTGCAGGACCATGTGGAGTACTCCAACTACCAAAGCGAGCTTAAATACCTGTTGGAAGAGTCAGGCAGACTAGATGCCATGAGTGAACTCATACGCCATGTAAATGAAACAGGCAACACCCTAGTACTGGTGGATCGCACCGAATGCGGCCGACAGTTGGTTGAACGACTGGGCGAACGTGCTGTGTTTGTGTCAGGTGCAACCAAAGCAAAAGATAGACAAGATGAATATGACGAAGTGGCGGACAGCACTGATAAGATTATTGTGGCTACCTATGGTGTTGCCGCTGTGGGTATTAATATCCCTAGGATTTTTAATTTGGTTCTTGTGGAACCCGGGAAAAGTTTTGTCCGCGTTATCCAAAGCATTGGACGCGGGATAAGAAAAGCAGAAGACAAAGAGCATGTTCAAATCTGGGACATAACTTCAACCTGTAAATTTGCCAAACGTCATTTGACCAAGCGCAAACAATTCTACAGAGAAGCCAACTATCCGTTTACTCAAGAAAAACTTGAGTGGATGAAGATCAAATGAGCCTGGACTTTTTTAAAGATGATGGTGTCTTCCTACCCATGTTAAATGATACTGGTAGGAATAGTTTTTACAAACAAGCAATAGATCAGGCAGCACCTGGCAAGGTAGTTTGTGACATTGGTGCAGGTACTGGCCTTCTTAGTGTATTAGCTGCTCAAGCTGGTGCAAAAAAAGTCATTGCAGTTGAAAGAAATGAAGCTAGGTACCAGTATCTGTGTGCTAATTTATCTAGAGCTGGTTATAGTAATACCATTGAAGCCGTGTACGGAGATTTTGTTTTATTAGATATTCCTGCTGATGTCTATGTCAGCGAAACAATTAACACACAAATTTTTGGTGAAGATATTGTACAGTTGAGTAACCATGCAACAAAACATTGTGGTGAATTTATACCTGGCGGATTTAAAATTTGGGCCGAAGTATACGAAGACCATCCTGTGTTTGTATTGGATCTTAGCCACAGTGAAGCATATGAATTTTCCCCAACAATTTCAATAGATAAAAATTTTGTTGACAGTGTCAATGCAGATTTTTTTCAACAATACAGTTTACAAGATACTGTATTCAGAGCTAATCAACTCAATCGTTTGTTCACCATGCTAGACAGATTTACAGATTTGAAGCTTAAAAAACTTCACGCTACTAATGCTGTTGAAGTTAATTTGTCTCGGCACATTAACGAGGCTGGAATCTCAATTACAGTGCCTAGCAAATTTGTTAATTCAATGATAGTTCTACGATGGCAAGCGTTTTACAAAGACGTTGTGCTTAATGATAATAAGTGTTGGTTTGGAAACGTTGCTAAAAACATTCGTCAACAATTTAGTACAGGGGAAGACATTGTTTTTACCTATGTGCCAACAATTCGCAACTGGAAAGTGAGTTATTGATGGGAAGAGTATATCAACACATTGGCACATATTTAGAGCCCACTGCCAACAGCGTGTTTGTTGAAATAGGTTCAGACCGAGGCGAAGGCAGCACACAATGGCTTGACGCCATGGCCGCAGATCATAACAAAAAACTCATTACTGTAGACGTCAGTAGCAAGGCCAAAAGTCGTTGGGAAACTACATTTGTCAACACAGAGTTTGTGGTACAGCCTGGCGCCGATTGGGCTAAAAATTTTGCTCAAAGTCACACAGACATTGATGTACTGTACCTAGACAATTTTGATTACATTTGGGATATAAACGATGTGCGCCCGGCCATTCAATTACAAATGGCTGAATACGCTGAACGTGGTGTTGCAATGACCAATCAAGCCTGCCAGATTGAACACCTAGCTCAGTTAATGCTATTGTATCGCTGCCTGGCACCAAAAGCAGTTGTGGCATTTGATGACACCTACTGTTACAACGACTGTTGGATTGGCAAATGCGGCCCTGCTGTGGTGTACCTGCTGGCACAGGGCTGGCAAGTGGTGCACCAGACTTTGGACTGTGGTGTAATTTTGAAAAGACTTGACAGCAGTAAACAAAAAGTGTAAACTACAACAATATGAGAATATTAACTTTAGACAATCAGTACTACGACCTAGATCATCTTCCAGAAGAAGTTGATGACATGCGGTTTGCTATTTTAGACAACAGCAATCCAGCAGACCCAGACTATCACTTTATTCCTTTGATATTCTTAGAAAGTTTTAATGCACCTGCCTTGGTACTGCGCATAGGTGAGTACACGTTGAGAATGCCCATGGACTGGCAAATCCTAATAGGTGAGCCAGACATGGGAGACCTTGAAGTGTTGCCGTTAACGTCGATTAATGACCGTGGATTTAAAGTGTTCCAATTCAATCCGCTGACCAGTTTTAGGCCCAGCTTTCCTGATATTGAAATACTAGATGTGTACCACGAAGTGTCATGGTATGCACCCAAACTTAAAAATGGTCAGATGTTGGCTGTGCCGCTAAACGATGATGAAGAACCTGACTGTGTGTACTTTGTTAAAGACGTCAGTCGCAACTGCGAGATTGTGGACTATAACAAGGCCTGGTAAATGCCCTACACTGAACCTGAACTATTTGAAATCATCAATAGACTGGCCAGAGTGTATCTGGAAAGTTATCCTGACGATCGTGAAGGCCTAGAGCGTTTTCTGCGTTGGGCACACCTACAATACGGCTACCAATATGGGAACCCTTAAACCGGGTGCTACTTACATTTACGAACGCAACGGTAATGAAGTGTATGCTCGTGAGGTTGGTGCTAATCCTGCTGACCGTGTGCTGGTTGGATATGGATACGATCCTGTGACTGGACATCAAATATCCTACGATAAACAAACCTCAGACGGCCGACCCTTGCTTGATCATCTAATGGAAGACAAGATGTGGGGCGAAATTCGGCGTGAGGCTCGTAACAATCCCACTTTACAAGACGCACTAGAACGTGCTATAATGATCTATAAATTGACCAAGACTGATGAGCGATAAACTGACCATTGCCAATGAGATGAAGATGTTTGACCGCAAGGTTAGATCATTCTACGACGATCTCACCGCAGAAGAGCGGAAAAAGTTTTCCAACTATCTCATGATACGCTGGGGTTCGGCAGTGGAAGGCTCAAGAGAACTTCAAGAGTTTTATGTGATTGCCACCAATGAGAGATTGAACAAACACTTTTTTGATGTAAGCAAACATCCCAAGCTACAATGGCTCATGGCCACAACAGTGAGTCCTGATATGGGTACGCCAAGACATCCTTGGATTGCGCCCAAGAAAAAAGAGCCTGGCGCTAGTGCACGCCGCAAAGCATTACAAGCCATATACCCTACTTACAAAGATGACGAGATAGATGTCATGATGCAGATTGTGTCAGACAAAGAAATCAAACAGTATCAACGAGATCTTGGCGAAGAATAAATGATACAACAGTTGGTTGTAAACGGATGCAGCTATATGCATTCTTATGCATTGGGTAACGGTCATCAAGATCTAGCACAGCGGCTAGGAATTGCACAAGCTGCTAGCATTGCTGTCAGTGGCAGTGCTAACAGTAGAATACTGCGCACCACTCTTAAGCACAGTTACACAGCACCACCAACCTTGTATGTGTTGGGCATGACATTTCTCAGCAGATTAGAAATACCCATCTGCGAACCAGAAAATGATTTTGAAGGACGATGGGTAAATCCACAAAATCAAGAGTTTGCCCACAGATGGCAAACAGGTTGGAACCAAAAAGAGTCCGAGCAGTTTGTAGATACCAAACTCAAGACTGAAGTTTACAGCATTTTGGATCGTGCCGAAGATCTCATGTACCGTATGCTCAGCACAATTGACAGTTTGAAAATTAGAGGACATCGAGTGTTGATGTTTCAACAAGCCGATAATTTATACACAGATTTGTTAAATGACCCTAGATTAGCATTATTTGATCAGCCTGAAATTGTGGGCGGGTTTGCCTGGCGTGCCACCGCTTGGCAAGCTGATAAAG